TATAGTGCCAACTTCAGACCATATAAAATATTGTTTCTTTACAGTATTTGTTTCATAAAAACAACTACCATCATCAACTGTGGCTTTTGGATTATAATTTAAAGAGTTAGGGTCAGTACATCCTCGTACTTCCTCTACTTCAGGATATAAACAACTACCATCATCAACTGTTGCATATGGGTTGTAATTCAAAGAGTTAGGGTCAGTACAACCTTTTACTTCTACATCTGTTGGTTCTGTTGTATCAAATATTGCACTTGATGTACTTGATTTTAAAATTTGTTTAACTTTATCTAATGTTATTTGTTCTTCCTTAGTTAAAACACTTTTTGTTTTAATATCTCTTTTGGGTAAATAAAAATCAATACATCTTATAAGAGAGGTAAAAGCTGCTTCTTCTACATCACTTATTGAAAGTTCAACACAGTCATGTTCATCACCTGCAAGTTTTCCATATCTATTATCATTTATATCCCAAATTCTTTTTTGAGAATAAAACTGCATAGATTCTATAAACTTCTTTTTAACTCTTTCTAAGAATAATTCAAAATTATCTAACTTAAATTCTTTTAATATTAATTGTGAATATTTTTTTCCATCTTCTTCTCTACCTTTACTTACAAAGAAATCTTCTAAAACTTTTTGTAGATTAATATTTTCTATAAAAACATTTACATAATAAATTGTATCATCCCTAAAGTTTTTTCCATCTGTAAATAATGAATATCTTTTTTCTAAATCTTCGTTTTTAGATTTAGCTCTATTTGGTAATACTCTTACCTCTGTTCTTGATGGTGATATTTCGTGAATCCACAAACTATTATCTTGTGAATTTTCTACACCTGCTCTTCTGTTTAATAGAGTAACTTGTGTTCTAAATATTCCATTTGAATATCCTGCTTCAACAATTAATTTTTCTATATCAACAATAAATTCTGTTGTATCATTTTTCTTTTTAGTGTTAGGGTTTTTAGAAATAATAAAATAATCATTGACATTTGCATCATCAATATTGATATATCTTACTAAATCGCCAGAATCTCCTTGAGGTAACTGATTATTGTTTGAATCATATAATATAAATTCAATCATATCAGCACAACCTAAACCAAAGTTAGATTTTGATATTTCTTTTTCAAATACCTGTCTATCCTCAGATTCTACTTTGTAGCCTCTTCTATCGATTATCTCTTTAAAAAATTGTTCAGCCATTAGTTACCTTTTCCACCTTTTCTTAATTTTCTATAAAATATACCTTTTAGTTCGTAAGTATCATTACCAATTGTAAGGGTTATATCATCTGTAAATTCTTTTCTTCTACCTTTAGGTGAGTTTACATTCCTAATCTTTTTAGCATCAACAGTCACTTTACCAGGTGTTTCTCCACTTCGTGGTGGGATTGTACCACTTGTTGATGTAAATCCTAACCATGGAGTTCCATGTCCACCTACACCTGCAGCAATACTAATATTATATGATAATGATTCTTCTTCATTAAAATTATAAAGTTCTAATGAATCCATACCAGACCAACCTGAGCTGTTTCTATTACTTCTAAAATGTATTTGTCTTGTTTCAAACAAACTTACATCATCATGTGGTGGTGGTACTTTATATCCACTTTCACCTTTTTGTTCAAAAGAATTATCTGGTCCTGTTAAACTTGCTAATATAGCTTGTGTTTCTTGTTGTGCTTCTTCTTGTTCTTCAATTCTTATTAGTGTTGCTTTTTGTGCCTGTAAACCTCTAACTTGAGCAGTAAGTGAAACTCTTTCAACTGCCTCCTTAGTACCTTTTATAATTGCATTTTGAAAATCAGCAAGTAAAGAACTATATCTATCATTTGTAATAGTATTCTGATTTTCAGCAACTGCTCTTTGTTGTAAAGCCGCATCAAGTTGTTGTTGAAGTGAAATATTTTCTGTTTCTAAATCTGATACTCGTGCTAACGCATTATCTAATTGTTCTCTTAAATCTTCTATGTCAGTTATTCTACTATCAAAGTCACCTCTTAATTTATCAAATAACTCTTGTTTAACATAGGGGCCTTTTTTTTGTTTTTCTTTTTTTATTAATTCATCAACCTTAACATCAATAGCTTTTTGAAGTTCTTCTTCATTATATTTTGGTTTTTCTATAAAGCCACTTGTTTCACCGCTGAATGTTGTTTGTTCTTGTACAAAGTTTTCTTCTACTTCATTTAAATCAGATTTAAATCTTGGAGATATTTGTTTTCCTTTTATTGGTTCAGTACCATAAGGTTTTTCTTTAGATTTTTTTTTATTTCTTACTTGTTTTCCATCAACCTTTTGCACAGTAATGCCCTTAGAAGAATCTCTTTCTATTGCTTTAGAACCTTTTTTTACAAGTTCATTAATTCTAAATCTATCTTTTAAGCTCATTTTACTTTTCTACGGTGAAAGTCAAATCCTTATCTGCAAAGTATTCAACTACACCATTTCTATTTGTTTTTATTTCTATATAATAATCTCTGTTATATTCCCAATTTGTTAAATTAAGATTAAAATAATTTCCATTTGCATCACAAGATAATTTTGTGAAATCACCAAATGGTACTACAATCTCTTCAGTTACAATATCTTTTATTTGATAAAAACTTGAAGTAGGTAAATAGTAAACATCAGTATAAGAATAAAGGTTGGTGTAAGTTTTAAGAGGATATTTCTCTCTTGCAAAAACTCTGATTTCAGGTTTGCTTCCACGCTTGTATCTGGCCTTTAGTCGTTTGAATGTTACATTAATATCATCTGCCTCGAGCTCAGTTAATGAACCAGTTACAAAATTAGAATCATCCCAACCAATTCTTACCTTTGGTTGGTATATAGTATTTGTTTCTTTAGAAAAGAATTTTAATTGACCATAATCAATTGTATCATTTTCTAATGGTGAATCGTGTTTTAAAATAAATCCTTCGTTATTAAGTGAACCACTAACCCAAGCTCTGAATGTATCAGTAACATCCATCGAGATATCATGAGATTGATATGTAAATGATTGAGTAGCAAATGAACCTGTGTACCACATACCTCCTTTACCATTAAATGAACCAGTACTAACAAGTGATGCTGAACCTATCAACCAGTTAACATTTGTTTTTCTTTGATTCCAAGTACAACCATCTGTTGATATATCATCAAACCTTGTACCTATACCCATATCCCACGATTCAGAAATAGGGTAGGCGTAAATTTCATAATCAACTGGTATCTCATTTGATTCACATTCTTTTAACAATAGTTCTGCATTACTCATTGTTACCTCACCACTTACTATTGATTGAGAAAGTGCTGCAGCATCAAATTGTATTAATGAACGAGCAATATCTTTTAAGTTACCATAATATGTTTTCGATATTTCAAGTACTTCATCTAAACCAGTATTCTGGTCAGGTTGTTGTAAATAAATTGTGCTATCCTTAGATGCTGTTACGAAATAATACATTATACAACCCTCCCTCTTATATCTTTACTTGGAAACTTTACTTCAAATATTGCTGGGTCTAAAGATGGGTAAACCATTTTTCCTTTAGTAGCATCACTTATATTGTAAGAATTGTTTGAATAGTTTCCTAAACATTTGTTAGTGATTTCACACTTTGGTACTGATGATACTCCTTCAACACCTGCGATTAACAATTCAACTTCAGAAATATTAATTGGTTGATTAAATGTCCAATTATCTATGTTGAAGTATTCTCTAAGTTCGTTAGTTACTCTTGTTAAAACTTGTCTTTTATTATATCCACCAAAAACTCTAATTTCAAAATCAATACCTATATTGATAATAAAACCATTTATAATGTTTACACCATCAGTAAGTAATCTAAATTCACTTAAATAAGTTTTAAGATTTTCTTTTACTGCTCTATTTAGTGTGGATAAGTTTTTATCTGAATCATAACCAAGTACATATAGATTTATTGCAAAAGGATTATTTTTTTCACTCATCGAACTTTTTTTGTTTCCAAGAAACTTGCTTACTTCATCTTTTACTTGTTGTTCTGTTAAATCTTTGTCTCTTAAACTTTGAACTAAACTTGTAAATTCTTCTAATGAATCTCTACTTGATAAAATTGATGCTGGTGAATTTAAATCTAACTCTCCATCTGGTGAACAGAATGCCTTTGCAACACCACCGAACTTAGGTGGTAATGATAATGCTCTTACTTGATAATCTTTTCTTGTTACCGCTCTATTTTGTGAACCAAAGTTAGATAGTGCGTTCTCTCTAATTTCTTCTATCGTATCAGCACCCTTTCCACCTGTTGCTGGTGATTCGTTTTCTACTGCTACTGAATTTTTTACTTCTCTATATGATGCTTGTTCATTTGTAGTAAAGAATGAGGTATCTTCATCAAATGAAATATTTTCAATAGAAGTAATTGTTCCTTGACCTACATTTGCATCAACACCACCACCAACTAAATAACTTACTGTAAGTGTTGTGTTTGATGGAGCCTGTCCATATGAGTTTGTTTTTAGAAAGTTAGCTGGGTCAAAGGATGCACCTAATCTATCAACAGAACTTCTTAATCCTAAACCTACATTTTTAAAGTTAGGAATTAATGTTTCATCGTTAGTTTGATTACCACCACCAAATACTATTGATGTAGTATTATCTTCATTTACTCTTGTAGTAAATCTTCTTGAAGTTTTTATTACTTGTAATATATTTGGTACTGAGTCTTTAAATTGTTGTAAATCCTTATCAGTTTGTTCTGATGTTGGGTAATCTACAAAAACCATTTCTTGTGCAAGATAAGGAACTTTATACCATTTGTTTCCATTTGAATCTCTTACATCTTGTATATCGATTACATTATCTTCTGCTAAATTTATTTTTGAAAATTGTTGTGGTGTTCCAAATGATATATTAACTGTTTTTAATTCAGCTGATATTGCATTTACAAATTTCTTTACAAGATACTTAGTTGGTTCATTTGCTCCATTTGTCTCATAAACAGAAATCTCTCTATCTTCTTCTACATTGAAATCAACTAACTCAGTTGTTCTAAATTGTATTCCATCCTCACTTTCAACAACCATACCTTCTTTGATTCTTAAATAATATTTTGAATCTGGTCTAATTGTATCACCACTTCCAATTCTTGGTACTAATTGGTAAACCGCTAAACTTGTAATAGCAGGTGAAGTTACTTTTGGTTTATATCCTAAATATTCAGATAATGCAAGGACATTTTTTTTATCCTCAGCAAATACCATTAATGATTCTTTAAGTGTATCATCAACATAGTAAGATAAAACATCACCTACATAAGATGCCATTTCAATGAACATCATACCTGGTGATGATTCATTAAAATCAGTATATGTTTTTGGGAAATATGTTTTTGCGTATTCAATTAAATTTTTTCTAAACTTAGAAAAATCTTTATTGATATACTTGATATCTCTACCTTGGTTTGTCTTTCTTGTAATACTATTTAATGGCATATCTTATCCTTCCACCTTAAATGTTATTTGTTGTACATCAATTTGATTACCTACTGTAAAGTTAACTGATACTTCTGCTTTGTTATTATCTTTCATTTCATCAGTCATTCTTACATCTATCTCCGCTATGGTAATATAAGGTAGCCAAAAATTGACACTACTTGTTATAACCTTTTCAATATTTTCAGCTAATTTATCATCAGCCTGTTCGAACAATAATGTTTTTAAACCTGTTCCAAAGTTTGGTTGTAAAATTCTTTCACCTTTAGATGTCATTAGTAGATTTTTTAAGTTTGCTTTTGCTTGTTCAAATGATGAAAAAGCCTGCCTAAACATACCAGTATTTCCTCTTTGGACTGGTAATGTTATACCATACGCAAAGTCGTTAAACTCTTGTGTATCTTTTACTACTTTTTTATCTAATACAAATGCCATCTAAATATTTACCTTTTAAACTTTTTTACAAGTGCTGAATTATCCCTATTTAGAATTCTATCTAAACCAGGTAATCCTGTTTTAACACCAAGACCAGTTTTGCTTGGTTGTTGTTTAACATCTCCATAACCCATTTGAGCGGCCATACTTGCTCTCATTCCTTCTACTCCAGCTCCAGCACCTTGTTGGTTAAATGAAACTGTCTTATCCATGTTTT